CTCGGCGAGACGGAAGCGGATCGCCGCGTCGAGGAGCGCGCGGGCCGCAGCGAAGGCCGCGGCGCGGTCCGGCGCCTCGCTGACGGCTTCGGGAAAGTCCCGGAAGGAGATGAGCACGGTTCCCTCCGCCGCGGCAAAGCGGGCGGGATAGTCAAGAGATGGCATCATGACGGTCTCCTTATCTCAGAGGTAGTCTTTCGGCAGGCCAAGCTGCTTGAGGACGACCTCGATATAGACCGGGGAAAGGTCCCCGCTTTTCACGATGGTCTGCCGGCCGTCGAGAAAAACCTTGGCGTGGCCGCCCTTTCCCCCCTCCAGCCTGATGACGGGCAGGCGCCCGTCGCGCTTGAGGGCCTTGCGGAGAAGAGAGAGGAAGCGCTCGCGTTTCATGAGGCCACAATCGGACATTCACGTCCGGACGTCAAGCAAAAAACGGACATGAATGTCCGGGACAACAGCTACAGGAGGCGCCTGTGAGCCGCTGGTATCGCGCCTATGACGGTACGGTCTCGGACCCGAAGATAGGCGAGGCTGCGCTGATTGCGGAAACATCGCGATCTGTCGCCGTTGCCACATGGCACGCCCTGCTGGAAAGCGCGGCTGCGGCGCAAGACGGCGGCCGCTTCGACACGACTCCGCGCCGTATCGCGGCGATGCTTGGCGAGCCGGCGGCTACGATCGAGCGATTGGCCTCCGCTTTCGAGGAAATCGGCCTCGTATCCGACAGTTTCATTGTTGCTTGGAAACGGCGGCAGTTCGATAGCGACACGTCAACGGAACGTGTCCGTGAGTTTCGGAAACGGTCACGTCAACCATCGAAACAAATTCGCAACGACGATGAAACGTTTCAGCAACAAGATGTAACGCCCCCAGATACAGATACAGAGAAGAAAGATTCCGAAGCTGACGCTTCGGGCGCTGACGCGCCGCCGACCGACGCTCGTGAAGCCTGCTGGCAGGAGGGCGTGCCTCACCTCGTTGCCATGGGCGCGTCCGACAGGGACGCCCGCTCGAACATCGGCCGCTGGCTCAAGGGTCATCCACCCATCGCCGTGCTCGGGGCGATCCAGCGCGCCAGGGACCACGGGACGAGAGACCCGATCCCGCTTGTCGGCAGAATCCTCAACCCCATCGGAGCCAACGGCCATGTTTCAAAAGCTCACTCCGCCGCTGCTGTCGCGAGGCGGCTTGCCGACGAAGCCCGAGACGACGAAGCCCGAGACGACGAACTGTCCCAAGCGCGTGGCGTCGGAGCGGGCCGCGATCCTGCTGGGCTGCTACCGGCGCGATGAGGTGTCGGACCCGGAGATTTTCACACGCGGCGTCGTCGCCGTGCTGATGGACTATCCCGAGGAAATCGTCCGGCGAATCACCGATCCGCGCGGCGGCATCCCGAGCAGGCTGAAATGGCTCCCGACGATCGCGGAGGTCAAGGAAGCCTGCGAAACTGAAATGGCTCCCGTCCGGCGGCGCCGGGAGCGCGAGGAGCGCGAGGCTCGTTCCCGCGCCCTGATCGCCAGGGCTCTTCCGGCACCTCCGGAGAGGGAGGCTGAAATCGCTGACGGCCTGCAACGCCTCGCCCGTGAGCTTCGCTCGCGCTTCGGCCTGTCCGACGAGGATTGGGCTGCAATCCCCGATGCGCCCGATCCCGTGATGGCTCTCAGGGCCGCGTCCAAAGGGGCGCGCGAATGAGAAAGACCCGGCGAAAGACATCGATCCTCATCAAACCCCGCGAGGCCAATGGCAGGCATCGCCGGCCCACGGCTTGCCAACAGGAGGCTGAAATGATGGCCGTCGCTCTCGCCCAACCGCACCGCGCCGGCGGCAAGCCTGGCACCGAACGATCGTGGCACCGCTGGTGCAAGGTTGGCCGCCTCATCGTTGACGGCAAGGTCACGAGCCGCAGGTACGGCGAGACCGAGCTCCACGAAGCCGTGCGCCGCTATGCCGAAGACTACCGCAACCTGCAATGGGTGATGGCCAGCCGCAACGGGTTTGCAGTAGGCGGGAAGACAATGGGTGTCGAAATGACGGCCGATTTATCCGACGCCATCCGCAGGGCGTGGTCCAACGTCAGCCGCGAGCTTGCCGAGCATGGCGAGCGGATCACCAAGGCGGCGCAATTCGCGATACTGGATGACCCCACCGGCGACGAGCGCACGCTGGCCCCGTGGATCGTCCTGACTCTTCCGATTGCTCTCGATATCCTCTGCCGGCACTACGGGTTGCAGCCGTCGTGAGCGATTTGAAACTGCAAGTGGGTCAGCTTCAAACCTGAGACGCTTGCGCTGAATGGACAGACGACCCTTTAGGGCTGTCGGGAGCGGCGCGGGGTTCCCGGCAGGGCTTCCAGTGGACGGCCTGCCCCCGGCGACGCGGACGCGGCTTCTGTCCGGTCAAGCCCTGAGACTTACAATTGTTGTCATGACAACAATATTTGACAGGCAAAATTTTTGTCTGTACATTTAATCATGGAGATTGGTTTCGATCCGAACAAAAGCAGGAAAAACAGCCGGGAACGGGGCCTGCCATTTGAACTGGCTGCCGATCTTGAATGGGAGCGCGCGGTCACCTTCGAGGACATCCGCCACGATTACGGCGAAACCAGAATGATCGCGCTTGTCCCGCTCAACAAGCGCCTGCACGTCGTCTGTTACAGCCAACGGGACAACGTGCGGTGGATCATCAGCTTCAGAAAGGCCAATGCGCGAGAGGTAAGAACCTATGAAAAGACCTTTGACCGATAAGAGTGGCGAAGTCAGGGAACTGACCGCCGCCGACATGCAGCAGTTTCGGCCCATTCAGGAGACCGACCCCGGCATGTTGCAAGCGGTTGCAAACTACCGCAAGCGAGGGCGTCCGACCGTCGAAAGTCCGAAAATGCGGATAGGCTTTCGTCTTGCGGCGGATGTTGTCGCGGGAATCAGGGCCAGCGGACACGGCTATAACGCCCGTGTCGAAAAACTGCTGCGCGAGGCCCTTGCAAAGGGCAAGCTATAAAATCCAACACGCCCATTTGTGCAAAATTGTCCCATGATTTTGGGCTATGCGCGAGTCAGCACGGACGGCCAGAGCGTCGAGGCGCAAGTGAAGGCGCTTCACGCCGCCTGATCCGATGGTACGGTAGTGGGTCAGTTTGAAATCGGCCGGTGAAATTGCCTATCCCCGGGCGCCACCTTGCATGATATTCTCGCGCCCATGACAAAGACACCCAAGCGCCCGCGCGACCCGAACCAGTTGGCGAAGCTGATCACGGATATCGCAACCGGGGAATCCGGTGACACGAACGAAACCGTCCGCACGAAGCGTGCAAGCGTGGCGGGCCAGAAAGGTGGCCCAGCACGCGCGGCTGCGCTCACCCCAGATCAGCGTTCTTCCATAGCCCGAGAGGCCGCAGCGGCCCGCTGGAAAAAAGGCTAGGCCGCTTCCTTATCGTCCCAGTATCGCCGTTCCTCAACGTCGTCGCGGAAATCGAAAAGCATTGGGATCGGCGGCTGGTCGCTCTTCATTTCGTTGTAAGCTTCCACGTCCGTAGCGAGTTGGACGCAGTCGCCAACAATCTGTTCGCGGCGTTGGATGAATGCCTTCTGCATATGTTGGCGAGGGGCGTCCTTCATCATTGCCCAGAACGTGTGCTGGACACCGGCCTTCGTCACGCGCACGGCGTGGTTGACTCGATAACGTCGCCCCTTGGCGTCGGTAGCGTATTCTTCGCGAAGCGCTGTCGCCATGTCCTCCGCAAGCTTCGCGTAGGGGTCCGCTTCCGGGAGCTCGATCAGTCCTTGCCGCACTCCCCAGAGCACGGCATCACGGGCCGTCGCAGGCACCGCACCATGCTCACGCTCGTAGCGGTGCCAGATACTTTGAAGGGATTCTTTGTACTTAGCCATTGCGCGTCCTCACAGAGAAACGGGCGCAGAGACGCCCCAACCATCCACGTTCGCAGCGCCAATCAAAAACTGTCTAATCTTTGTTTTGTGGCGCGCTAGCCAATCATATCGGTCCATTTTGCGCTGCAACTGACCAACGACGATGCCCGGATGACGCTGTATTCTCTTAGCAAAGCCAAGGACGTCCCTTTCCGAAATAAAAGGAAATTTACGAACATAGAACGACTCAAGCTCATCTGCCGGAACACAGCAATTGGCGGCTGCAAAATTTGCCCGCTTCTCCTCCGAAGGAAGTCCATCGCTTGTTTCTTCGATATCAACATCTACAGTTTCAGCGCGAAGTTCTCCGCTCCCGTCCCTATTAAGGACATGCTCAAGTTCATGACGCAAAACAAACCAATAATTGTCGATTCTGTCTTGTCTCAGGGTCATACCGATAACAGGCTCTGCGTTATCAAGCCAAAAGCACACGCCATCGATATTTACTTTTGGCAAAGTCTCAACGATTACATAACGTACTCCGCAATCGTTCAAAGCGTGCGGAATGTGCCGGATTTCTTCCGGGTCGATCATGAATCGGGGCATATCCGCTATCAGCGCTCGCAGCTTACTCTCCGAATAACTCGGGACAACCATTTCTGCAGCTATTTGGCGGACCCTAAAGAGCCATGCCATTTGTGCCGGGGTTGTTTCGCCGTAATCGGATTTTCTCGCCGCATGGGGCAGATAGGGAACGTCTGCGAGATCGTTCTTGCAAAAGAACCGCATCATCTGGGCTTCAAGCAGAGAGATGTCTGTGTCCGCCAGCCACCCCCGGCGGATCATTTCGCGGACGGGATAGACGCTTTGGAGATTGGCGCGACGCTCGATGCCGGGGTCGGGAGCCCGAGCATTCGACATTTCATAGGCCTGCTGAAGGTTGGCAAAATAGTCAGCCGAGACATCGAACGCCTTTCCAAGCGCTCGCGCCATTTCAGGGCTGATACCGCGCTTGCCAGACGCGATGAGATTCACAGCCTGCTCAGGCACACCAAGAATATAAGCCAGATCACGCTGCGACCATCCCCGCGCGTCGAGCTCCTCGCGGATGAATTCGCCAGGGTGAGGAACGTCAATCAGACAAGATGCAATCGTCATTTCGGCCTCCCTCAGTGAGTGTCGCCAATTTCGAGAATTCGGATGATCGGAGGACGCTCATCCTCCGAGAGTGTGAATACGATCCGGTATTGATCATTGATCCGAACTGAACGCCGGTCGTCGGCAAAACCATGCAGCTTTTTGTAACGCAAGCCCTTCAAATTCCTCAGATCGCGCTCGTCGCGAGCGGCCTCCAACTGAATGAGTTTGTTCCGAGCTGATTGAATCACGGCGACAGGCAGGCCCATTCGAAAGGCTTGATCCGTGCATATGCGCGCGAGGTCATCATCGGCAAACTCGATCTTCATGAGGAATCAGTATAAATCATCCGCGATCAAACGTCAAACGCCTACTGAACGCCATACGTTAAACTGACCTATATGCTTGACTAAGGACTACAGTGGTCTATGGTCATCTTCATGAACAAGCTCTCGTCAGCCGACCGCGCGCGCATCCTCCACCTTCTGTGCGAAGGCCAGTCCATTCGCGCCATCACGCGGCTCACCGGCGCGAGCAAGAACACAGTGACGAAGCTCCTGATTGACGCCGGCGCAGCCTGCATGGCCTTCCATGACGCGAACGTTCGCAACGTGAAGGCCAAGCTGGTCCAGGTCGATGAAATCTGGAGCTTCACCTACGCCAAGCAGAAGAACGTCGCGGCCGCAAAGGCTGCTCCGGGCGGCGCTGGCGACACTTGGACCTGGACGGCCTTCGAAGCCGACACGAAGCTGATTGTCAGCTACTTCGTTGGCGGTCGCGATGGCGAGTGCGCCATGTGGTTCATGGATGATCTGGCGTCGCGCCTCGCTACCCGCGTCCAGCTCACGTCAGATGGCCACAAGGCTTATCTGGAGGCCGTCGAGGGCGCGTTCGGCTGCGATGTCGATTACGCGATCATCAACAAGATTTACGGCACTGCGCCCGAGGCCGCCCGAGGCCGCTACAGCCCTGCCGAGTGTATTGGCGTCAAGAAGGAACGGATCGAAGGCAATCCCGACCGCGCCCACGTCAGCACGTCCTACGTCGAGCGCAGCAATCTAACGATGCGGATGCACATGCGCCGCTTCACTCGGCTGACCAACGCCTTTTCCAAGAAGGTCGAGAACCATGCCTTCGCCGTCGCGCTCCACATGATGTATTACAACTTCGTCCGCATCCATTCGAAGCTGCGGATGTCGCCCGCCATGGCGGCGGGCGTTTCGGATCGGCTCTGGGAGATCGGCGACATCGTGGCGCTTGTCGAGGCGGCAGAAGCGAAGACTGTCACCAAGCGCGGTCCCTGCAAGAAAGCGCCGGCTCAGATTTCAAACTGACCCACTACCGATGGTACGGACCTCTTGACGGCGCCCCCCAAATCAGATTATCCGTCATTAATGCACTGGCACGAAGTGCGAGGGGATCTCCAAAATCATCTTCGCACCGTGGTTCCGGTTGCGGTTGGCCCTCGATAACCCGGCCGCCAGGCTTCAGGCAACGGGGTTCGGACCGCCCGTTGTGCAAACCGCCCGTTGTGCAAATCCGAATTTAGTCGGCGATGATTGCCGCCAGCCATGATGGCTCGATCTTGAGGGCCTTGCTGAGACGCTCCAGGGTATCGCCGCCGGGCTTCTTCGCCCCGGCCTCGATATCGGCGATGAAACCCTGACTAACGCCTGCTGCGGCTGCCAGTTCTTGCTGGGTCAGCCCTGCGCGCTTGCGAAGCGCTCTCAGTGGCCGGTCATCGGCAACAATGGCCGCAACCCAAAATGGACAGGTCACGATCTCACCCTTGGCGAGGCCATCGATGGCATCGCTCACGAGTGCGGACCCGGCGCGATCCTCGGCATCCTCATCGCCGAGGCCGGCAAGGAGAGCGTCGTAATCACGACGGCTCAGGACGATCATCTCCTCCCCGCTCGGGGACATGATCGTCTGAGGGGAGATGGCGGTGTGGTCGCCGATCAATGTGGTGCTTTTCATCGGTGGATTTCCTTTCGGTGGCCAGCGGCGATCACCAGATAGCCGAACTTGCCCTGGAAAGATTGGCCCAACTCGAAGAATCCGAAGCATGTGACTGACAACACGGAAGCCAGGGCCGGGGCAGGGCATCGCGACACAAGCGACACACATGGGCGCGCCCGACCGAGGAAGCACGCAAACATTACCATCATCGAGGCACTGCGAGCTTCGGGCGGCATCGTCTCGGTCGCGGCCAACAAGCTGAACATTGCGCGCCAGACGCTTCACGACTGGATCAATGACGACCCCGGGATCGCTGCCTGCGTGGCAGCCTGTCGGGAGGAGACGCTCGATCTCGCCGAGGCGCAGTTGATCAAGGCTATCCGCGACGGGTCGGAGAAGAGCGTCCATTTCATCTTGCGCACGCTGGGCAAGGCGAGGGGCTATTCCGAGCGCGTCATCCTGTCGGGTGATGAGAAGGAGCCCTTGCAGATCGAACACTCTCATGCGTTCCAATTCAATCGTTACACCAGGGAAGAACTCGAGGCGCTCGAAAGCCTTCTCGCCAAGGGTGCTGCCGACGCTGTCGGAGGTACAGAAGGAGCTGGCTGAACGCTCGCTTGCCCACTTCGTGCGGCTGGGCTGGCGGAATTTCGATGCGGCGACGTTCCTGTCCAACTGGCACATCGACGCCATCTGCGAACATCTGGAGGCGGTCAGCCGCGGTGAAATCCGCCGGCTCCTGATCAACATTCCGCCGCGTCACATGAAATCCATCGCGGTTTCGGTCGCGTGGCCGGCCTGGACATGGGCGCAATGCCCGAAGGTCGGCACGTTGCTGGGCGCACAGGTGAGGTGGCTATTCTCGTCCTATGCACAATCGCTTTCGATCCGCGACAGCGTCAGGTGCCGGCGACTCATCGACAGCCCCTGGTATCGATCCTGCTGGGGTGATCGCTTCGCGCACACGAACGATCAGAACACCAAGCTGCGTTTCGAGAACGACCGGCACGGTTACCGGTTGGCGACCTCGGTCGATGGCGCGCTGACCGGCGAGGGCGGCGATATCCTCGTCGTCGATGATCCTCACAATGTTCGGGAGGCTGAATCCGAACAGGTGCGCGAAAGCGTTCTGACCTGGTGGGACGAGGCAATGTCAACCCGGTTGAACGATCCGAAGGTGGGCGCGCAGGTTGTGATCATGCAGCGTGTCCACGAGCGCGATCTTTCGGGGCACATCCTCGCCAGGAACAATGGCTGGGCCCATCTCTGCCTGCCGGCACGCTACGAGCCGGACCATCCGCAGGTTTGGTCGCGCGATCCTCGCACGCGATCCGGCGAGCTGCTGTGGCCAGCGCGGCTCGGCGAGCCCGAGATGGCGACCCTGGAGTCTTCGCTTGGCTCCTACGCCACGGCCGGCCAGTTGCAGCAGCGTCCGGCGCCGAGAGGCGGCGGGCTGTTCAAACGTCACTGGTTCGAAATCGTGCCGGCGGCCCCCGCTGCAGGAATGCGGGTCCGCCGCTGGGATCTGGCGGCGACCGAGGCGGGGTCAGGCAATCCCGACTGGAGCGTTGGCGTCAGGATGAGCCGGGACATCGCCGGGTTCTATTTTGTCGAGGACGTCGTCCGACTGCGCGGTTCCGCCTACGAGGTCGAACAGGCTATCGCGGCGGTGGCCGCTCAGGACGGTTCCGCTGTCCAGATCGGGCTGCCGCAGGATCCCGGGCAGGCGGGCAAGTCGCAGGTGCAATATCTCATTCGCCAGCTTGCCGGATATGATGTTCGTGCCGCCACGGAAACCGGATCGAAGGACGTGCGCGCCATGCCGCTTTCCGCCCAGATCGAGGCAGGCAATGTCAAGCTCGTCAGGGCATCATGGAACGACGCATTCCTCGAAGAACTCGCCGGGTTCCCGAATGGCGCCCATGACGACCAGGTGGACGCGGCCAGCGGAGCCTTCGGAATGCTTGCGCCGGGCATGACAGGCACCGATCTGGCAACGTGGGCGAGGCTTGCAGGCTGATGGCGCGCAACGGCAGACAGAAGCCCGCCGAAACGCGCGACAGCTTCCAGAACTTCGAGGCCAGGCTCGGGATCGGGACCGGCAACCTGGCGGACGGAAACGGGTATGGCCTGAACCCCGTCACCCGCGACCGGCAGCAGATCGAGAACATGTATCGGGGATCGTGGCTGGTCGGAATTGCGGTTGACGCTGTCGCGGAGGACATGACCCGTGCTGGCGTCGAAATCTCGTCGACGAGCAGTCCAGACGACATAGCCGCGATCGGCGAGGCCATGGATGGACTCGCGCTCTGGTCAGGCATCTGCGAGACGATCAAGTGGGCGAGGCTCTATGGCGGCGCCGTCGGCGTGATCCTGGTCGAGGGACAGGACGTGTCGACGCCGCTGCGGCCGGAAAGCGTCTCGCGGGGGCAGTTCAGGGGCATTCTGCCGCTGGATCGATGGATGGTTGAGCCTTCATTCAATGACCGGATCACGCAACTTGGTCCCGATCTCGGGCTCCCGGTGCGGTATTCCGTGTCCACAAACGCGCCGGCACTTTGCGGGCAAAGCGTGCACCACTCCCGGGTCATCCGGGTACACGGCGTTGATCTGCCATACTGGCAGCGAATGAACGAAAACGGCTGGGGGCTGTCCGTAATCGAGCGCCTTTACGATCGGCTGGTGGCGTTCGACTCAAGCACCGCCGGGGCGGCCCAGATGATGTTCCGGGCCCACCTTCGCAACCTCAAGATTCCCGGGCTGCGCAACATCATCTCCATGGGCGGGCCTGCCTTTGAGGGGTTGTTCAAGCAGATCGAGTTGATCCGGCGTTTCCAGAGCAATGAAGGCCTGACACTGCTCGATGGCGAGGACCAGTTCGAGACACATCAATACGCGTTCACCGGGCTGTCCGATCTTCTGCTTCAGTTCGGGCAGCAGGTTTCCGGTGCGCTCGAAATCCCGCTTGTCCGCCTGTTCGGCCAATCGCCGGCCGGACTGAATGCGACCGGCGATTCCGATCTGCGCATCTACTACGACAAGATCCTGCAACAGCAGGAGCGGCGGCTCCGGCGCCCCATGGGCGTCGTGCTCGAACTCCTGCACCGCTCCGTGATCGGCGCGGACAAACCGCGGGGTTTCAGCTTCAAGTTCCGCCCGCTGTGGCAGATGTCCGAGATCGACAAGTCGGGGATTGCCGGCGCTATCACCGCCGCCGTGATCGCCGCCCACGAGAGCGGCATCGTGGATCGCGCGACAGCGATGAAGGAAATGCGCCAGTCGTCCGAGGTGACGGGCGTCTGGTCGAATATCTCGGACGAGGCGATAGAGTCGGCCGAAGGCGATGCCCCGCCAATGTCCGTACTGACCGAAACGAAACCGATGGAGCCGGGCCCGGATGTGGACCCCCACCTCGTTCCAGACATCCAGGACGCAAGACGAGGCCAGGCCGCGCGGCCGTAAGTCGGAATTCGCCCGGGCCAGGAAGGCCGAAAAACAGTACGCCTCACAATTGCGCCGGATCGCCCGTGTGATTGCCGGGATCATCGCGGCCTTTGATGCCGATGCCACTGAAGGCCGAACATCGATCCGTCAGGCGCTGCTCGACTACGGCGGGATCATCGGATCGTGGGCGGAGGCGGCCGCGCGCAGGATGATCGCGGAAGTGATCGCGCGCGATGAGGCGGCATGGATCAGAACCGGCCGCAACATGGGTGTTGCCCTGAAACAGGAGATCGCGGGAGCCCGCACTGGCGAAGCGATGCGGAAGGTCCTGGCGGAACAGGTCGGGCTGATCAAAAGTCTGCCGCTTCAGGCCGCCCAGCGTGTTCATGAACTCGCGATCAAGGGCATCGAGGAAGGCGCGAGAGCCTCGGCGATCGGGGCCGAGATCATGCGCATCAGCGACGTCACCGCCGCCCGTGCGAACCTGATTGCCCGAACCGAGGTGGCCAGGACCGCATCGGTTCTCACGCAGGTCCGGGCGCAGCATATCGGAAGTGCCGGTTACATCTGGCGGACGGCGGCGGACAGCGATGTCAGGCCGTCGCATCGCGCCATGAGCGGGAAATTCGTGGCGTGGGAAACCCCGCCGACGCTCGATGGTCTGGTCGGGCACGCCGGCTGCTTGCCAAACTGCCGGTGCTATCCCGAGCCGGTCATTCCGGAGGACCGTATTTCTTTTTGATCGCCGCGACGAAGTCGTATTCGACTTCGGCCCTGGCGAGTTCGATTGCGCCGGGCTCGCCCCGCGCGATGCGCACAAGTAGATTGCGCCATTCTTCAAGCCGACGGGCGGCAGCCCATTCGATGGTGTTCTCGACCGGCATTTCGGCGGCATCCGCTGACTGCTCGGCGAGGAAATCCAGGTCTTCTATCAAGCCTTCGGGTGCGTCGCGCATGATGTGGTACGTCATGGAAATGTTGGGGCCCTTTCAAGCCCTGACGCCAGAGGGGTTCCTGATCTGCCAGTCTACCCCGATCGGGCGGACCGGCACCATGGATTATCTGCCATCCGAAGTCCCGGTGGAACCCGGCGGTGATGGCATCGTGCGGATCGAGCGCGACGAGACGGAACTTTTTTCGCCGGACACGATCGCCTCGTTCGAGGGCAAGCCGGTCACGCTGGACCACCCGGGCGAGGATGTCGGGCCCGAAAACTGGCGGCAGCTTGCCGTCGGCTTCATCCAGAACGTTCGCAGGGGAGAGGGTGAGGCGAGCGACACGCTGGTTGCCGATCTCCTCATCACCGACTCCGCTGCCATTGCCGCCGTCCGCGCCGGCATGCGGGAAGTCTCGTGCGGCTACGACGCCGGCTACGAGCAGATTGAACCTGGTCGCGGGCGGCAAACCACAATCAGGGGAAACCACGTCGCGCTTGTCGACAAAGGGCGTTGCGGTCCCCGCTGCTCAATCAAGGACAGGAAACCTGACATGGCCAAGCGTACAGTTTGGGACCGCCTTCGCACGGCCTTCAAGGCCAAGGACGAGGCGGCATTCGAGGAAGAGATGAAAGCTGCCCAGGACGAGACTGGCGATGATCCGCAGACCGTCGTCATCCGCCTCGAGGGCCCGGAAGCCGTCAAGCCCGATGCGGCGAAGGATCAGGATGACCCCGCCGGCAAGGATCCGATGGAACGCCTGACCAATGCCGTGATGGAGGTGGCCAATCGCCTCACTTCCATCGAAGAGCGGGTTTCCAGGATGGAAACCGGAGCCGCCGACCGGGCCAGGGATGAAGCGGCCGAAAAGGGCGACGACAAGGACGCCAAGACCGACAAGGACGACAAGACCGACAAGGACGACAAGACCGACAAGGACGACAAGGAAACCGCCGTCACGACAGGCGACTCCGCGTCTCTCATCGAGGAGTTTCGTCAAACCGTGGCGGGCGCGGAAATCCTGGCGCCGGGCCTGAAGCTCCCGACGCTGGACGCGAGGGCGACCGCCAGGAGCACGCAGGACTCGCTTTGCGCGCTCCGCCGGAAAGCGTTGAAGGCCGCTCACGATGACGAGACCGGCAACGGGTTCGTCGCACCGCTTCTGGCCGGAGCCAATGCGGATATTTCCACGATGACCTGCGACACCGTCCGCGTGCTGTTCAATGGCGCGGCGACACTTGCCCGCCAGTCGAACAACGATCGGATCGGCCTGGAGCAGCCCGGTCTCACAAGCCGCGTGCAGGTCGTCTCGGTTGCCGAGCTCAACAAGCGAAACCGCGAAGTCTGGAACAAGGCCCGCTGAGATCGGGACAGAAAGGACAATTCCATGGTTGCCTTCAAATACCGGATGCCGGCGGGCATCCCGGGCAGCGTGACACGTACCGAACACGCAACAATCGAACCGGGGATCGTCGACGCCGCCGGCACGCCCGCCGCTTTCGGATCGTTCGTGAAAGTGGTTGCGGGCAAGGTGCGGGCGATCGCCGCGGATGATACGGCGGCGGTCGTCTACGGGCTGCTGGTGCGGTCTTTCCCCACTCAGGCTTCGCAAGACGGGCTTGGGGCTTCAACGCCTCCTGCCGGATCCGGCAGCGTGATGCGCCGGGGCTACATGACCGTCCTTCTCACGCAGGGCAGCGCGGCAAGGAACAGCCCGGTCCATCTCCGCGTCGTTGCCGCCGCAGGCAAGGCCATCGGCGACATCGAGGCGGTGGCCGATGGCACCAACAGCTTTGTCGTCCCGGGCGCCGTGTTCATGGGCCCGGCGGACGCCGGCGGCAATGTCGAAATCGCTTTCAACATCTGAGGACAGGCCAATGACGATCAATTTTCATGACATCGAGGCGGCCGGTCCTGCCCGCCCCGCCATCATCCGCGCCCGCACGCTGGATCAGATGATGACCTATGACCGCCGCACCGTGGACTCCACCGGCGTGTTTCTCGTCGGTGAACTGGAGCGTCTCGATCAGACGCTGCACGAGCCGCTGATTTCGTACACATGGTCGCGCGACATCGACCTGCGTGAGGATGTGAGTGTTTCCGACGAGGTCTCGTCCTTCACGAATTCCTCGTTCGCGTCGACGGGCGGCATCAGGCCCAATGGCAAATCGTGGGTCGGCAAGTCGGCCAATGCGATCCCGGCGATCACGGTGGATATCGGCAAGACGCCTCAGCCGCTGCATCTCTGGGCGCATGAGATTTCGTTCACCCTTCCGGAACTCGAAAGCGCCCTCAAACTCGGCCGCCGGGTCGATGATCAGAAATACCAGGGCATGCAGATCAAATGGAACATGGACGTCGACGAGATGGTCTATGTCGGCGATGACGAGTATGGTCACGCCGGTCTGACAAACGCACCTCTGGTCACGCCGGCCAACGTCGCCGCCAACGCGGCTGCAACATCCACCAGGTGGCGTCTGAAGAGCCCCGCTGAAATCCTCGCCGACGTCAATGAGTTGCTGAATGCGACCTGGGCCGCGTCGGCATGGGCCGTGATCCCCAACAAGCTGTTGCTGCCGCCGGAGCAGTACGGCTACATCGTCTCGCAGACGGTTTCGGCGGCCGGTTCGGTGTCCATCCTCAAGTTCCTGATGGAGAACAACCTGGCCATGCAGAACGGCCAGAAGCTCGAAATCCAGCCCACCAAGTGGCTGATCGGGCGCGGGGCCGGCGGGACGCCCGGCACTCTCAATACCGTTGATCGCATGGTTGCCTATACCCAGGACCGGAACCGGGTGCGCTACCCGCTGACCACCCTGCAGCGCACGCCGATCGAGTACCGGTCGCTCCACCAGATCACCACCTATTGGGGCCGCCTCGGGGTGATGGAGTTCGTCTACTCCGAAACCATCGGCTACCGCGATGGCATCTGAGGAGGCCGGCATGGTGATGATCAAGGTGGCGCGACCCTTCATGCTGCGCCGGGAGGGCCTTGCGGACAAGGTGTTCAAACCGGGCCTGAACAATGTGAGCGACGATGTCGCCGCTCACTGGTACGTCCGCGCCAATCTCGAAGATGAACCGGAGATCGTCACCGGCGATGCCGCCGTGCTGGAAGATCCTGACACGCCGATTGATGGTGGCGCCGGTTCAGCCGATGCCGGGCAAGCGAATGACCTGCGCAAGGCGCTCCTGACGGATGCCAGGCAACTTGGCGTCGCCGTCGATGGCCGGTGGTCGGATGCCAGGATCAAGGCCGCCATCGCCATGTCAGGGCAGGCCGGGACGTGAGCGTCACGGCTTCGACCTTCCGGGTGAACTTTCCGGAGTTTGCCAATGTCGAGACCTATCCCGATGTCGCGCTGGCCTACTGGCTGGGCATCGCGGCAATTCGGCTCAATGCTGACCGGTGGGGCGTATTGCTCGATCACGGCACCGAATTGTTCGTCGCCCACCAGATCGCGTTGAGCGCGCTCGATGCGAAGGCGGCGATGGCAGGCGGCACGCCGGGGCTGACGGGCGCTGTTCTCGCCAGCAAGAGCGTTGACCGGGTCTCGGTCACCTATGACACCGCCTCGACCCTGACCGAGGGTGCAGGCGACTGGAACGCAACGCGGTACGGCCGGCAGTTCTGGGAACTGGCCGGACTGACAGGCGCAGGCGGGGTGCAGCTGTGAGCGTCAAGGTCAGGAAGGACAGGATTGCTCAGGTCGTGAAGCAGGTCCGCTCCCTGGCCCGGCGCGAGGTGCTGGTCGGCATCCCTTCCGCGGCCGCCGGGCGCAAGGAAGGTGCGATCACCAACGCATCGCTCGGCTACATCCACGAGAACGGCTCGCCCGCGAACAATATTCCGGCGCGGCCGTTTCTCGTTCCGGGCGCGGCATCGATCTCCGCCCAGGCGTCGGCGCGCTTCGAGGCTACGGCGCGGGCGGCGCTGTCGGGCAAGGACGACGCAGTCGAAAAGGGGCTGAATGAGGTCGGCCTGATCGGCCAGAACGCCGTTCGCGCCAGGATCAACTCCGGCGAATTCGCGCCCCTTTCCGAGCAGACCCTGGCGGCGCGCCGGCGTCGCGGGCGCAGCGGCACGAAGCCGCTCATCGATTCTGGTCAGTTGCGCAATTCGATCACCTACTCGATCCGCCCGAAGGGCAGGTGACATGACGCTTCTCGATGTCTCCGATGTGCTGGCGGACCCGCTCTTTGCCTCCTCGCTCGTCGTCATCCGTTCAGTCCAGAGCGTCGGAGCGAACGGCCGCGCCACCTTCGCAGTCCGGGAAATCCCGATCTCAGGCGTCGTGACGGCGGCACAGGGCGGCCTCCTGGAGCGCATGGCCGATGCCGGGCGCATCAGGGGCAGCATCATGGTCCACACCACGTTCCGTCTGTTCGAGGCGTCCGGCAGCACCGATGCCGATGTCGTGCGCTGGCAGGGGCGCGACTATACGGTGTTCTCGGTCGCCGATTACTCGAGCTACGGCGCCGGATTCGTAGCGGCTGAATGTGAGCTGAAGCCGCTGTCGCCATGAGCCAGAACACCAGCGCGACGGGCGGCTATCTGTCGCCGCAGCCCGAAACCGATCCGGCCGAAGACGTCGCGCTCGAAGACCAGTTGCAGGCCATCGTCGCCGGCATCACCGGCATTCCAGGCCATCTGGTGCGGCCACGCTGGCAGCCCGTCCCGCCAAAGCAGCCTTCGGTCGACACCGACTGGTGCGCGATCGGCATTGTCAGGATCACGCCGGACGACAATGCGGTGATCGCCCACCAGCCCGCGGGCGAGGGGACCGACGCGCTGCAGCGCCACGAGACGATCGAGGTACTGGCGAGCTTCTACGGGCCCGGGGGCTATCGCGGCGCGGCGCGATTAAGGGACGGGTTCCCGGTCGCACAGAACCGCGAGGCGATGTTCCTGATCGGCATGGGCTTCATCGATACAGACGCGATCGTTTCGGCGCCGGACCTGGTCAATCAGCAATGGCTGCGGCGGGCCGACCTTGCCTTCCGGCTCCGGCGCCGGATCGATCGCACCTATCCCGTCCTCCATCTCCTTTCGGCGGCCGGCACCATCCGCGGCGAAGACGGCCGAACCCAACCCTTCAGAACGGGAGAATGACGCATGGCCAACGGACTGGCTATCAGCAGCATCGTCAACGTTTCCATCAACCTGTCGCCGCTCGCGGCCGGTTACCGCAATTTCGGCGCCCTGCTCATCCTCGGCTCGTCCCCGGTCATCGATACGGGTGAACGGCTGCGGCTCTACACGGAACTCGATGGCGTTGCGGAGGACTTCGGCACGACGGCGCCGGAATATCTCGCCGCGGCCCTGTTCTTCTCGCAGACCCCGAAGCCGAACCTGCTCTATGTCGGCCGGTGGGCGCAGACCGCGACCAACGCGGTGCTTCGCGGAGGCGTACTGACCCCGGCCGAACAGCTTGTCTCGAACTTCACGTCGATCACCAATGGCTCGTTCGTCATCGATGTCGATGGCGACGAGCAGGTCGTCACCGGCCTGAACTTCTCGGGCGAGACCAATCTCAACGGGATTGCCGCTATCGTCAGGGCTGCCTTGACCGGCGTCGACGTCACGTGGGACGCGGTATCCAGGCGGTTCATCGTGACCGGCGTATCGAGCGGCACGGCGTCGGAACTTGGCTATGCGAGCGCACATTCGACCGGCACCGACTTGTCAGCCCTGCTCAAGCTCACCGCGGCGCAAGCCTCGCAGCCCGTCGATGGCATGGCGGCTGAAAGCCTGGTTGCCGCGGTGCAGTCGCTCGCGGACGCGTCCAACCAGTGGTACGGCCTTACTGTGGCGACAGCGACGCCGCCTGGCACGTCCGACCACCTGGCGGTCGCCGGTTTCATCGAAGGCGCCGGCCAGTCGCGAATCTACGGGGTCACGATCACGTCGACCACCGTGCTGGACACAACCCTTTCCACCGATCTTGCCAGCCAGTTGAAGTCGCTGGAATACAAGCGGTCCTTCACCCAGTATTCCAGTTCCAGCCCCTATGCGGTCGCGTCGATGTACGGGCGGGCCTTCACGGTGGACTTCGAGGCCAACAACACCACGATCACGCTGAAGTTCAAGCCGGAGCCCGGTATCGCCGCAGAGACCCTGACCGAGAGCCAGGCCGCCACCCTCAAGTCCAGGAACTGCAACGTCTTCGTCCACTACAACAACGATACCGCCATCATCCAGGAAGGCGTGATGTCGAACGGCTTCTTCTTCGATGAGGTGCATGGCACCGACTGGCTGCAGAACGCCATCCAGACTGATGTCTACAACCTGCTCTATCAGTCGCAGACCAAGATCCCGCAGACCGACGAGGGCACGCACCTCATCGTGACGACGATCGAGAAGACGATGGCACGGACGGTCAACAATGGCCTCGTCGCGCCCGGCATCTGGAATGTCGGAGGGTTCGGGCAGCTCAAGCAGGGCGACACGCTGACGAAAGGCTACTACGTGTTCGCGCCGCCGGTCGCGCTGCAGCCGCAGGCCGAGCGGGAAAAACGCAAGTCGGTGCCGATCCAGGTCGCGGCCAAGCTCGCCGGCGCGATCCACTCCTCGAACATCCTCGTCAGCGTCAATCGCTGACGCACGCGCCCCATTCGTCCATCGGAGGCTGACCCATGCCCGTTTCCGGCACCTATTCCTTCCTCGACGTTCAGGCGGCCATCAACGGACCCGGCGGTTCGTTCGGTCTTGCGAGCGGCGCCGGCTCGGCCGAGGAGGGCATCACCATCTCGATGATGGAAGACAAAAATACGATGACCATTGGCGCCGACGGCTCGGTGATGCATTCGCTGCATGCCGGCAAGGGCGGGACGGTGACGGCGCGCCTCCTCAAGACGAGCCCGATCAACCGCCTGCTGATGGAGATGTACAATTTCCAGACGATCTCCTCGGCGAACCACGGCCAGAACGTGCTCTCGATCCGCGATCCGATCCGCGGCGACTCGATCACCTGCCAGGCGTGCGCCTTCAAGAAGGTGCCGGACCTGACCTTCGCGAAGGACGGCGGCACGAACGAGTGGATGTGGGACGCCGGCTTCATCGACCAGAAGCTCGGCAACGGCAACGTGTCGCTTTGAGGCCGAAGAACTCTCTACGGCGGTGCGACGGTCTTCAAGGCTTCGTCGAGCCGGCTCTGCCATCCGGGGCCGGTCGCCTTGAATGCCTCCACGGTCGCCCGGTCCAGGCGCAGCGTCACCCTGACCTTGGTGGGGGCCTTCTGCTTGCCGCGAACGCGGCGGGCGGCGGCGGCGAGATCGGGAAGAACCTCGGCGAAGGGACGCGCCTGCGCCATCTGCTCGGCGGTCAGTTCCGGGCTGTCCACGGCATCCCAGTCCTCGCGGCCATAGCCGCGGCCGGGCGTGAAATCCTTGAGTGTCTTGCGCTTCGTCATCGTAGCAGCCTCCGTTCCTTCAGGCTCGCTGTCCTCATGCTGATCACCGAAATCGCCTCGGTGCCGCGCGTCGCGAACACCACCGCCAGGGTGCCGTCCGCCATCCGCCCGATCGCCACGAAACGTCCGTCCCGCGCCGGCGCGACAACCGGGTTCTCGAATAACTCGATCGTCAGGTCAGCGAAATCGAACCCGTGCTTATCGAGGTTCGACAGGCGCTTCGGTTCGTCCCACATGATCTCCATCCCTTTTTGTAGCGACAAAAAGGCGATTCGTCAACCAAATTGTGCGCACAAAAAAGTGATCACACATGCATGAAACGCTCGAATTCGAAGTCGCCGGCCACACCTACCGGGCGGGCAGGATGGACGCCATGACGGCGTTCCACGTCATGCGCCGGCTCACGCCCGTGCTGGCGAGCTTCCGGGAGATGGGGCAGGCCAATGACATGTTCGCCGCGCTGGAGCCCGTGGCGCGGGCCGTGGCGGGCATGAGCGACGCAGACAGCGAGCTCGTGCTTGGCGCCTGCCTGTCGGTCTGCGAACGCCGTCAGGACGGCGGCCGGGGCTGGGCCAGGATATGGAGCGTTGAGGCGAAGCGGCCGATGTTCGACGACATCGACATCGCCGCCATGTTGCAGGTTGCGTTCCACGTGATCCAGGGAGCGCTTGGCCCTTTTTTTCCCGGACTGCCACTCGCGTCGACAGGCGCGGACCAAGCCTGAGCTTCGACACGGTCAGGCTTGCCGACGGCATGGACTGGCTGATGCGCCCGGTCCTTCGCGGGCTGTGCCGTTACGAGAGCCTGAAGGACGCAACGCTCGATCTCTGCGACGTCGCCCTGATGAACGAGGCGCTCGATGTCTGCGATGAGAACGAATATCGCGCGCGTGAAGCTATGAGGAACCGATGAGCCAGGAGATCATCAAAGAATTCCTCGTCTCGCTGGGGTATCGGATCGATCCCGCTTCGGAGAAAGAGCTCAACAAGAAGACCAGGAAGCTTGAAGGAGACCTGAAGAAGAACTCCGAGGAATCGGAGAAATCGCTGAAGCAGTTCGTGGGGACCGTCGCGGGCCGGGCTGCGGCCGTGACGGCCGCGCTTTCCGCCGCGGCCGTTGCCATGACAGCTGTTGTCGCTAGGGTCGCCGAGGGCTTCGAACAGCTCTACTACTCGTCGCAGCGCACCGGCGCCACTGTCGCCAACATCAAGGCGTTCGGCTACGCCATCTCACAGATGGGCGGAACGGTCGATGGCGCCAGGTCGTCGCTGGAGAATTTCGCGCAGAAGCTCCGCCGGAGCCCCGGCTACTACGACATGCTGAAGAGCCTTGGCGTCCAGACCAGGGATGCCAACGGCAAGCTCAGGGACAGCACCGAGCTTCTCGCCGACCTCGGCAAGGTCCTCGCGAAGAAGGAACCGTTCGAAGCCCTGGCCTTCGCCGATGTTCTCGGCATCGACGAGGCGACGCTCAAGGCGCTGATGGACAACAAGGGCGACCTCCGGAAATTCATGGAGGAATCGGCCGCTGCCGCGAAAAAGGTCGGCCTCGACAACGAGGCGGCCGCGAAAAACTCGAAGGAGTTCATGCGCGAGCTGCGCTCGCTGCAACTGATGCTCGAAACCGTCGTCCAGAAGATCGCGTCCGACTTGACCCCGACGATGGTCAAGTACATGGGCGAGATGCGCGAATGGTTCGAAAAGAACGGCGACGCGATCGGGAAGGCGATCGCATATGTCGCGGACGCTGTAGCCAGGACCGTGAAGGTCCTTGGTGATCTGGTTGTCGCGATCAAGCCCGTGACGGACGGCTTCGATGCCATCGCCCAATCGCTGACCGGACAGTCGGGGCTTCAGGTCGCGTTCGAGGCGTTCGCCCTGTACCTGACCACGAAATGGCTGGTGCGTATCCTGGGGGCTTTCGCGGCCGTCGGGGGCGGCTTCGCGGGGATGTTGCTGAGGTTGGGGATGTCTCCGGCCGGTGCACTCGCTCTCGGCGGTGCAGCCGTTTACGCGGGGGTTGAAAGCCATCGGGATTTTCAGCGCCGGGCGGATGCCATCGAAAAGCCGGGCGGCCGCGACCCGTTTGGCGCGATCGACGAAAGGGACAAGAACAGATTCCCGAAAAAGGACACCCGGAGTTTTTGGCAGCGGCATGCGCCGAAATGGCTTGGCGGGAAGGATGCGCCGGCGGGAGGCGGAGACAGCGGGAAAGCGGGTGGAGACAGCGGCGCGTCAAAGGGTAGTCGCCAGATGGCATCGGCCGGCATTATTCCGGTAGAGGGTCGCGCTCTTCTCGACACCGTAGCGTCAACCGAAGCGCAAGACTATAACGTCATGTATGGCGGCCGTAAGTTCTCAGCTTATTCGGACCATCCGAGAGTCAATCATCTGATCACCTCCGGTCCGAATGCGGGAAAGACAAGCTCTGCAGCGGGTCGGTATCAATTCCTGGCTTCGACGTGGGATGAGCAGGCAAGGAAGCTTGGTCTCAAGGATTTCAGCCCCCGGAGCCAAGATATTGCTGCATGGGATCTGGCGAAGACGACCTACCACGGCAACACGGGTCGTGATCTTGAAGCAGACTTGAAGAGCGGTGACCAGGAGCTCATGGCCGGGATTGGTGGAGCCCTGTCAGGCAGGTGGACCAGCCTTCCAGGAGGAATAGAGCAGGGCCAGGGCACGAGCCGGATGCAACGGAGTTTCCTCACGGCTCTTGCCCGCCAGAAAGCTGCGGCAGAAGGGCAAACGCAGTCCAGCGTGGCTCCCTCCGCTCCGCAAGGCCAGGGCCTATCCCGTCTGAAAGACAGCGATCTACCGCCGGCGGTCACGCGGCTCGGTGACGCCGCGATGCGGGCAGCCGATATTCAGCGCAGGATCGACGATGTGTTCAGCAATGACAGAGCCAGGCTGATGCCGAGTGGCACGACGAACGACAACTCGCAGTCTCTGTCGCTCAATCCCGTGACCAACATCACGGTCATGGGCTCTGGCGACCCAAGCGCCATCGGGTCGTCGATCGCAGGGCACCAGTCGCGGGTCAACGCCGATCTGCTGCGGAACACGCAGGGCGCGTTTCGGTGACTATCGGAACGCGCAAACGATAGCTCGTTCGTTGACCCAGCAAGCCCCGTTCCTTCGAAGCTCGCCGAGGTCCGAGTGGGCGTGGTTTGCTCCGGCTTCCTCGTTCCAATAGCCAAGCCCGATTCCATCGGCCTCCACATTCACAATTGCGAAATAGAGGTGCTTTCGGCCGGCTCCTATCGTGAAATTTCCGCCAGGTCGGACGTCAATCGGACATGGCCCATTGAGGTATGTCCGACCATCGACGACCAGGAGGCACTTGCCGGCTGCGGGCGGCGCCGCGTGTGCGCTCGTTTGGGCGAAGGCCATGCTGACAAGGAAGCCGACGGCGAGCCGGGGCAACCTCGGGAAAGGGACGGCGATCTTCACGGACGATCCTCGACGGATGGGGAGACGGTCTCCACAGCGTGCACCGGGGACTGATGGGCCGTGGTTCACGAACGCGTGTTGATGGAGGCAAAGCAAAAAGACCGCCGTGTGTCGGGCTAATTAGGAAGGTGTGCGCGGTCATGCAGCTTCGAGTGCCAGAAGTCGCCATTCACCGACGTGGCGCGCCTCAGGCGCGGCCGCTATCCGGGGTGGACGTCTCGGGCTCATAATCGTCGTCATCGGGCGGCAGCAGGCTTTCGAGAGGCACCCCGAGCAACGGCACCAGCCGACGGTAGAACTTGATGCCGCCATGGCGGCGACCGTTCTCGATGTCGGAAATGTAGCCTTGCGCGAAACCGAGCACCTCGGCGATCTGGCCCTGCCTGAGGTTACGCTTGCGGCGCCAGAAGGAGAGGGGTGTCGGAGCAGCGAGAAGCTCCTTCACCTCGTCCTCGGTCAACATCTCCTCCTCGCCGCTCGCGATCGCTGCCTTGGCGTCGCGAGCGGCCTTTGCGTCGACGATGTCCTCGTAGTCGGCAAGGGACATGACGACCATATCGTCGCCGCTGGGGGAACGGATTTTCTGGATGGTGGGCATCTTGGTCTCCGTGGTTCAGTCATAAATCCCGCCGCGCGGGCCGATGTCGAGAATAATGATCTGTGTGTCCGTCTCTTCGAAGATGACTCGAAACTTGCCGACCCGCAGGCGGAAGGCATCGGAGCCCTGCATCGCCTTGACATTGGCGGATTGCGAGGCCGGATTATCGGCATAGGTGCGAATCTTGCTCATGATCAGCTTCGCGCGATTGCTATGTGCGTTCAGGGCATCGGCGGCGCGGCGCGTGTAGGTGACCGTTTTCATGTCGGATTTATCGCATATAGCGATATTAAGTCCAGAGTGATATCGCTAAAAGTTGTAATGTTTTAATGACAATCCCGTGATGAGCGGGCAGAGGACACCCGCGTGAGCCTGCTCGACGACGCCTTCGCGCTGATCTCCCGGCACAGCCGAAGCATCGGCCCGCTGTTGCCTGATGTGGTGATCGAGGAAGTCCACCGCGACGAGTTGATCATCACCGACCATCCCGTCGAGCGCGGCGCGGCTGTTTCGGACCACGCCTTCAAGCGGCCCTCCGAAATAGAGATCAGGTGCGGCTGGTCGAATTCCTCGGCTCGTAGCGAGGGCTACGTCAAGGAGGTCTACGAGGAGTTCCTTGCCCTTCAGGCGGAGCGCGAGCCGTTCGATGTCTCGACGGGCAAGCGTGCCTACCAGAACATGCTGGTGCGCTCGCTGGCGGTGACAACGGACGAGAAATCCGAGCACGCCCTGATGGTGGTGGCCGGCTTGCGTGAGGTCATCATCGTCGAGACGCAGATGACCTCCGCGCCGAAGTCCGCACAATCCATGCCGGAGAAGACGGCGCCGGAAGTGGCCACGGGAACAAAGCAGGCGAAGCCGGTGTCGGCCAGCGAGTTTCCGCCGGTCCAGGGACTTGATCCTGTTCCCGGTTTGCCACCAGTACAGGAGTTCGAGTAGCGATCATTTACAGTTCGCGCGGCAGATTATCTTCAGAACGCCTGGCTAATCTTCGCCGATGGTTATTACCTCAATGAGCATCTTGTCTTTGGATAGCCACAGAAAGCCACACAATGCGCGACCGGTTCCTGAGCAGAACCGCATTTCGGGACGACCTTGGCATCGCATGTCGGTTTCCCCGCATTTATCAGCATTCGGCAAGTGGATCGGCTCGTAGCCGAGCGCAAAGAGGCCTCGCCTCGCCTCGCCATAGTCGGTTCCGGGTCGGAGAAGAGCAGTATCGGCGTGCGCCTGCGTGAGAGCGTACAAGATGATCAGCCCGAATAGCGCAAGCGTGAACTTGAGCACCCTGGGGAATAGGATGGCGACGAGGATGAGCACGAGCAGAGCGATGATCATCTGGCAATCCTCGACAGGTTGAAACGTGCAGGTCTACGAAATCCCACTCTCGCCAACTCCGCAGCGGTTCGCGATCTCGCTCGGCGGGACCGAGTACCGGCTGCGGCTGGCGTTTCATGATGTGTCCGAGGGTGGCTGGACGCTAGACATCGCCGATCAAGAAGGCGTGACCCTCGTGTGCGGCATGCCGCTCGTGACCGGAACCGATCTGCTGGCGCAATACGCCTATCTCGGCATTGCCGGCAAGCTGTTCGTGGCCACCGATGGCGAGCCTGAACAGGTTCCGGCATTCGACGGACTTGGCACCAGCTCGAAGCTCTATTTCGCGGCCCCTGTGCCATGACGCGACAGTGGAAACGCGCCTGCAAGTTGACGATCGAAGGGGATTCGAAGGCAATCGACCTGTCCGAACTCAGGATCAAGTTCGCAATCCGGCAAGGCGACGTGAGGACACCGAGCGTTGCCGACATCCGGGTTTACAACCTGTCCGAAAAAACAGCGCAGGCGATCAAGAAGGAGTTCAGGAAGGTCACGCTTGAGGGCGGGTACGAGGAGAACTCGGCGCTGCTGTTCACCGGTGAGGTTCGGCAGGTCAGGACCGGCCGCGAGAACCCGGTCGACACCTACCTCGACATCCTGGCGACCAACGCGGACCGCGCCTTCAACTTCGGGGTTGTCAACAAGACCCTGGCCGCCGGCCATACATTCAAGGATCAGGTAGAGGTTGCCTTCCAGGCTATGAAGCCTTTCGATGTGACCATGGGCTTCATCGCCGATCTCGGGCCCGTGAAGATGCCGCGGGCGCGAGTGCTGTTCGGGATGGCGCGCGACGTGCTCACCCGTGTCGGTTTTTCCACCAACACCTCCTGGAGCATCCAGAACGGCAAGCTCCAGATGGTCAAGAACAGCGGCTTCATGCCCGGCGATGTCGTGGTGCTGAATTCGCGCACGGGGATGATCGGCCGGCCCGTCCAGACCATCGAAGGCATCATTGTCCGCTGCCTGATCAATCCGGAAATCCGGGTCACGCGCCGGGTGAAAATCGATCAGGCCAGCATTCAAGTGGCACCGCTCAATGTCTCGGACCAGGGCGCTCCGCTCAATGCCGAACCTAACCTGCCCAAGCTCGCCGACGACGGCATCTACAAGGTGCTGTTCATCGAGATCGAAGGCGATACGCGCGGGCAGCCCTGGTACATGGACCTTATCTGCATCCGCGCCGATGGAACTCTTCCAGCCAGCCAAGTAGGACGATGGGTGTCACCCAATGGATCTTCGTGAACGATTCGACGACTTCCAGGAGGCCATCAACGCCGCGATCGAGGGCAAGATGGCGTCCATGTGGACCGCACTGCCGGCGAGCATCGTCAGTGTCGATTTCGCCGCCCAGACGGCCACTCTGCAGCCATCGGTCAAATCGGTCGTCAGAAAGCCGGACGGTTCCCAGTCGGTCGTCAGCATGCCCATGTTGAGGGACGTCCCCTTGCACTTCCCGGGCGGGGGAGGGGTGTCGCTCACGTTCCCGGTCAAGGCAGGCGACGAAGCACTGGTCGTGTTCTCGTCGCGGCCAATCGATTCATGGACGCAGTCGGGGGGCGAGCAGGGCCAGATCGACGCTCGAACGCACGACCTGTCCGACGGCATGGCCCTTGTCGGGTTTCGCTCAAAGCCCAAGGCTCTGTCGAACGTCAGCTCGAACTCGACGCAGATCCGGTCGGACGATGGCATGACCAGCATCGACCTCAATCCGGGCAGCGGCGTGAGTCTCTCGACGCCGCACGCCGTATCGATCAATGCCGCCAGCGGCGTGGCAATCGCCGCGGGCGGCGGCGGTGCGACGATCGAAGGCGATCTGCGCGTCACGGGTGATGTCGTCGCCGGCACGATCAGCCTTCGTCACCACATTCACTCGGGCATTCAGCCGGGCGGCAGCAACACCGCCGAGCCGGTTCCCTGATATGCGCTACCGGAAACTCGATGCCAACGGGGACATGGTCTTCGGCGGCGGGCAGGCGGCGTTCTGGCGCGACGTGCCCGAGGCGCCAGCACAGGCCGTCCTGACGCGACTGCGCCTGCAGCTCGGGGAATGGTTCCTCGACACGCGGGACGGAACGCCATGGAAAACCCGCGTCCTCGGCAAATACACCGCGAACACTCGAGACCCGGTCATCCGGGCCCGCGTGCTTGGATCCGAGGGCGTTATCGCGATAGTCGCGTATGGCAGCCAGCTTGATCGCGAGACGCGGCGCTTCGCAGTTCAGGTGACCATCGACACCCGCTATGGCCAGGCTGTCGTGAGAGGGCCGATCTGATGACATCCGTCGTCTGCGTGATCGACGAAACCGGTATTCACGCGCCGGCGTTCGAGGACATCCTGACCTTCCTGAAAAACTCGTATCGCTCGATCTACGGGAAGGACGTGTATCTCGACAATGACAGTCAGGATGGTCAGCTTCTCGGCCTCTTCGCCGCTGCGATCAACGATGCGAATGCGATGGCGGTCGCGGTCTACAACGCCTTCAGTCCGTCCACGGCACAAGGCGCCGGGCTTTCCCGGGTCGTCAGGATCAATGGCATCGCGCGGCTGGTCCCGTCCTATTCGACCGTCGACCTGGTGATCGTCGGACAGGCCGGAACAACGATCACCAACGGCGTGGCGAGGGACGCAAGCGAACATCAATGGAAACTGCCGGCGAGCTTCACGATCCCGCCGTCCGGGGAAGTAACGGTCACCGCGACGGCCGCAACGATGGGTGCGTTAACGGCCGCGGCGCACACCGTGACCGCGATCGCCACGCCGACGCGCGGTTGGCAGAGCGTCGGCAATCCGCTTGCCGCGGTGCCTGGCGCGCCGGTCGAAAGCGACGCCCGGCTGCGTCAACGGCAGGGCGCGTCCACCGCGATCCCGTCAAGAACGGTGCTCGACGGGATGATCGGCGCCGTCGCACAGGTTGACGGAGTAACACGGTATTCAGCCTACGAGAACGACAGCGAACTAACGGACAGCAACGGCATCCAGGGCCATCGCGTTTCGCTCGTGGTCGATGGAGGAGACGCCGCGGCGATCGCCTCTGCGATCGCCTTGAAGAAGACGCCCGGCTCCGGCACCCACGGCACGACGAGCCAGACCGTTACCGACGCATACGGCATTCCTCATGCAATCCGGTTCTACCGTCCGACCGTCGTGCCGATCACGGTGGCGCTGACCGTGAAGGCGATGGCAGGCTATACCGCCGCGATCGAGGCACGCATCAGGCAGGCCGTCGCCGACTGGATCAATGGGCTGGCGATCGGGGCCGATGTCCTGCTGACCCGCGTCTACGTGCCGGCGAACCTGAATGGAGGCGCTGGCAGCGGCACATTCGAAATCACGCTGCTGAAAATTGCGCGTGATGGAGGGACACCCGGCACCTCAGATCTCGTCATCGCCTTCAACGAGGCAGCGCAAGCCACAATCACCAACGTGCAGATCACGGTGATGTGATGCCAAACCTCGGCGAGTATCTTGCGCTCATCCCGCCCCAGAACCGGGAGCGGCCCCGCTTCACCGCGACGGTCTCCGCGCTTGTCGAGCCGCTCGCCGGGGTTCAGGACTTCATCGCCGGCCTGCCGCGAGACTTCGATCTCGACGTAGCGATCGGCGCGCAACTGGACGTGGTTGGCGAGTGGGTCGGCCGGTCGAGGTTCGTCCCGCTGCCGTTGCCCGGCCTGTTCTTCTCGTTCGACATCGAAAATCGAGGCTTCGATGTCGGAATCTGGAAGGGGCCCTATGACAGCGAAAGCGGCATCACGCGTCTCGACGACGACACCTACCGGATGCTGCTTCGCGCCAAGATTGCCGCGAACAATTGGGACGGCACGCTGAGCGGTGCCAGGGCAGCTCTGGACACGATCTTCACCGATCAGCAAAGCCTTCTGTTCATCCAGGACAACGGCGACATGTCGGTCACGTTCGGTGTTTCCGGCAGGATTCCGTCGCCGCTGTTCCTCGCATTGCTCGCCGGAGGCTATCTGCCGCTGAAGCCGGAGGGCGTGCAGGCGTTCTACAGCATTACCTCGATCGATGGCGAAGCACTCTTCGGCTTCGACGTTGAGAATGAATATGTCGCCGGATTCGATGCCGGCGCCTTTGGTGTCCACCCGTCGTATTTCACGACCTGATCAACGGAAGATTTTATGCCGACGAACCAACTGCTCCCCTTCGCGACGGGCGGCGGAGCAAACGTACTCTCGCCTGCATCCTATGCCGCTCTTGCCGCGCGCCTCACGGGTTTCACGGCGGGCGTCGCGCAATCGGTACAGTTGAACTCGGCATGGCGGCAGGCGGCATTCGCTGCCGCCATGATCGGGCAGTTTACCGCCGACAACAGCGGTCAGGACACACTCGACGACGGCGATGTGGCGAAGTTTGAGCAAAATTTCACCCGTGCTGTCGAGGCTGCGGTTTTCGCGACGATCTTCGCCACCCAGGCGGACACGTTCGCCGGCACGCGGCTCGACCGTGCCGTCAATCCGAAGCGTCTCGCCGAAACCATCCTGCGCGACAATTTCAAGTTCGCCTACGCCACCGGCACGCCGAACGCGCTGGCGGTCACGCTGCCGGGGCTGGCGACGCCTTTCGGCATCGCGTCGGGCGAACTCAATTCCTTCATGCTGTTCGCCACGCAGACCAATACCGGCGCCGCGACGCTTTCGATCAACGCCGGCCCGGCGATACCGCTGGTCAGGCGCGGCGGCGTCGCCGTACAGCCCGGCGATATCCGGTCGGGACCCTATCTGGTCGTGCGCGAGGGTAACAACCTGCGCGTAGCCGGCGCGCTGCCGAGCGACTATTCGCGCAAGAGCATGGCTGTCTATTCGACGCCCGGAACATTCAGCTTCACCGTGCCGGACGGCGTCTACGTCCTGCGCGGCCGCGTCTGGGGCGCCGGCGGCGGCGGCGGCGGATCGTCGGGAGGGACGTTCACCGCCGGTTCGGCCGGTGGCAACGGCGGCTACGGGGAAGGTGTCTATCCGGTCACGCCGCTCCAGGGGCTGGCGATCACCGTCGGCGGCGGGGGTATCGGCGGCATCGGCGCGAACGGCACGCCGGGCGGCACGACATCGCTCGGTGCGCTGATCTCGGCGACGGGTGGAGGCTTGGGGTACGCCGGGCTAGGCGGCATCCAGAGCACCCTGTTCGCACCGGGCGGCAACGCCACCGGCGGGTTGCTGAATATCCAGGGCGGTGTCGGCGGCTACGGGTTCGGGGCCGGCGGCACGGCTTTCGGCGGTTTCGCGCAAGGCGATTTCGGCCGGCCGGGCGGCACCATCACCTCCGGCAGCGACGGCGCGGCCGGCGTCTTTCCGGGCGGCGGCGGCACCGGCGGCAGCGCCAACGGACGTGGCGGCAACGGCGGCAACGGCTTCGTCACGCTCGAATATTGAGGGGATCATCATGAGCCGCTACGCGCGCATCCAGGACAATATCGTCGCCGAGATCGTCATGGTGCCCGAAGGCATGGACATCGCCGACATGTTCCATGCCGGCATCGTCGGGAGCTTCGTGGCGTGCCCCGACGGCGTCGGGCCCAACTGGCAGTCCGACGGCGACGGTTTCGCGGCGCCCGCCGCGCCACCACCGCTTCCCCAGCCGGTCCCCGCCACCATCACGCCGCGCCAGCTGCTGATCGGGCTGATGCGGGCCGGCATCATCAGTCCGGCCGAGGCCGAGGCCGCCGCCACCACCGGCGCCGTGCCGGCCGCCGTCGCCGCGGTGTTCGAGGCGCTGCCGGCGCAAGAGGCGGTCGAGGCGCGCATCACCTTCGCGCGCATGGGACAAGTCGAGCGCGACAATCCGCTGCTGTGGGCGGCCATGGCGGCGGCGGGATCGAGCCAGGCCGACCTCGACGAATTCTTCCGCGCCTGCGCGGCGATCTGAACGGTCGAATTCCCAGCCAATCGGAGATCATCCAATGCCCGCCACTGCCCCGCGCTGGCCCCGCCAGCGGGATTGCGATGCCGTCACGCCTCCACAAGGGCCCGTTGAATGGCGGCGGGCTCCTTCAGGATCACCATCAGAAAGGCGCGATGGGCCTGCTGCGGGCTTGACCGATGCTGTTCCCAATCGCGGATCTGGGCGATCGTGAAACCGTACCGCGCCGCGAACTCCTGCTGTGTGAGGCGCTGCGCCTTGCGGATCGCCCTGACGTCGATCTCGGCAGGCACGTGAACGCGGAAGGCATCGGGGTCGGCTTCGCCACGCGCGAAGGCCAGCGCGTCCTCCAGCCCCGCCTTGATCTTGTTGAACGCCTTCCTCGCCATCGTCGCTCTCCTGTCTGTCGCTTGCGCTATTTGTCACGGGGCACCGCGACCGAGGCGGCGCACCTGTTTGCGATACGTATCGACCAGCGCCCTGGTCAGGCCCTTCAGCTCGTTGCATTCGGCCCTGGTCAGGTTGCTCTTTTCGCCCTTCCCGAAAACCGTGACCAGAAACACCGGAACGTTCGGGCCCGAGAAGAAGGTCACCACGCGGTAGCCGCCGCTCTTGCCCTTGCCCCGTCCGGCAACCCGCAGCTTGCGGCACCCGCCGGTGCCGACGATCTCGTCGCCAGTCCTCGGGTTCAGACCCACCAGAACCTCGATCTCCTCAATCCCGGCGAAGGCAAGCCCCGCCTCCCTGGCATCCCGGAGAAACGCTGTGGTGCTGATGACCGTGTGCATGACAGAAACTATGTGGAATACGTAGTTTTGTCAAACGAAAATACGTAAAATACGCAGTTTCACCCCGCCCGCTTCGGCGGGTTCCTGTTGCCCGGAGATGCCGATGTCCAGGGCCCCGCTTGCCGGGCGCGGGCCGTCGCGTCTGGCGCGGCGAAACCAGGCGCCTGCCCGTCGCCGTCGCGATGGCGACGGCAATGAAACAGCAACAGCAATTGGTGGTGGCCTCCAATGAATATCGATGAACTCAGGCGCTTCGCCCCGGGCGCCAGGCCCGCGATCCTCAATGGGATCGTTGAGCACTGGCATCACGCCGAATCGAGCGACATCAACTCGCCGCTGCGCATCTGCCATTTCATGGCCCAGCTGGCGCACGAAAGCGACGGGCTGAACACCACTGTCGAATATGCCGACGGGTCGGCCTACGAGGGCCGCAAGGACCTGGGCAACACGCAGGCCGGCGACGGAAAACGCTTCAGGGGACGCGGCCTGATCCAGCTCACCGGACGCGCCAACTACCGGAAGTTCGGCGCCGAGAAGGACCCGGAATCGGTGGCCGGGTTTCCGGATGCGTTTCGGGCGGCCTGCTGGTTCTGGAACCTCAACGGTCTCAATCGTCTTGCCGACCGGCAAGACATCCGCGCCGTCACGCGGCGCATCAACGGCGGCTATAACGGGCTGCCCGACCGCCGCAACCGGTTCCGCAAGGCCGCCGCCATCTGGGGCGCGGGAGAGGTCAACCCGCAAGGCAAGCCGTTTATCGGTTCCCGCACGGTCAAGGCGGCCATGGGCAGCGGCGCGGCCGGCCTCGCGGCGATCGCCGACGGCGTCTATCAGGCGAGCACGGCCGTCGAGCGCGGTCAGACGATCTCGGAAGCCTTCGGCATCTCGCTCGTCACGCTGGCGCTTGGCGCGGCCGTGGCCGGGCTGCTGGCCTACATCCTGTACGACCGCTGGTTCGTCTATCGCAATGAGGGGCTGTGATGCTGGCCGTCCTGCTCTCTCCCGTCGGCCGCTGGCTCGGGCTCGCCGGCCTTGCCATCGCCCTGGTCCTCGGTGCCTACGGCTACGGCCGCGTGAAGGGCCATGCCGCCGCCTCGGCCGAATGCCGGACGTCCGCGCTGCGCGCCGAGGTCGCCATCCTGAAAGCCGACCTCGCGGCCGAGCGTGCCGCCCGCGCCGATGCCGCCGCCCGCTCCACCGAACTCCAGATCAGTTCCGACGCCGCACAGGGGAGACTCGATGCGTTACAGACCTACATTGCCACGCTGCCTGCTGCCGATCGGTGCCTGCTTGGTCCTGATGCTGTCCAGCGCCTGCTCGACGCTGCCCGGTGAGCCGCCGGTCGCCCGGCAACTGCCGGCCGAGCCGGACTTTGCCCGGCCCGTCAAGATCGCCGATCCCCGGCCCGGCGAGAGCGCCATCGTCGTCGCGGCGCGTGAGCGGGCAGGGCGGCTGCAGGCCAACCGCGTCATCGAGGCGTTCCGAGGCTTCTATTCCAGCGTGAGGGCCAGCTATGCGCAGCCCGGGCAGTGATGGGGAGCGTGCGGACATGGACACGCGCGATCGGCTGATCAAGCTCGAGGTCGAGGTCGTGCACCTTCGCGAGAAACTCGATGAGGCCGGCAGGAAGGTCACCGAGATGCATACGCTGCTAATGGAGAGCCGGGGCGCCTGGAAGTTCATGCTCGCCGCCGCCGGCCTGGCCAGCGGCGCCACGGCGCTAGCAATCAAGGTGCTGCCGTGGCTCGGGGGAGCGCCACGGTAGGCTAATTCTGCAAATGCAACGGATTGCTTGCACGGTCCTATTCTTGCCACCCCATATGACAGGTGACCCATGACCCGCATCGCCTATGCGCTCGCGGGGCTCGTGCTCGCGTGCATCCCGGTTACTGGCGGCCCGCTGGCGCCACGCTGCGCCTCTATCGATGCGGTGATCGACAGTATCCCGGCCAATGGACGTCACGAAGTCCTGACAGGGCCGTCGCTTCACCGTGCCGTGCGGCTGTTTAATGCCTTTCCGCCGGAGAGCTCGGAAGCCTTCGATGTCGTGATCCGGGCGGAAGGGGAGGGCGTCGCCGTGCTGTTTTTCGGCTCCGGCACGCTGATCTGCGCGCGGCTCATCATGGCGCCGGGCGAGATCGAGTTGGTCCGCCTCGCGCTGTTCGGGGAGCCGGCGTGA